AAATGTCACCCATGAAAGTATCAAAGTCCATCTTCATTCCGGTTCTTTGCTCCCATTCCCAAACCACATCATCAATCTTTTCAAAATCCCGGTCATAATCCGCAAGCTGGACAATGATACCATCTGTGTTGTTCTGAACAAGTTTGCAATAGGGTTCAAGGTGTTCAACTAAATCCAGAAGCAGAAGTTGGCCGTTGATACAAATGGTGTTGTTGCTCATGGGGTCGTAAAGTGCCGATTGTGGTTGCTTCATCTGCCCTGAAATAGCATTGTCCATGATCTTGAATGGCTGACGGGCTTTTTTATCTCCCTTGCGCTTGAATTCAATATTGCTATCATGGATGAACTCAAAGTTTTCAGGATGATCCATTACCCGATACCCAATTTTGAATTGCTTTTGCAAGGATGGGTAATAGGCTGTAACATCAATCACCAAGAAGATCCCGTGGGCGTGATATTTGGGAATAGCGCCGTGCCCACCGCCCCAAGCAAAGGTATGTGGAACACCGGCAACGGTTATATTCTCCTGCGCCTTCCCATAATCATGATTAACGGGGTTTTTGTACCAGTCCGCCACAAAACGGTATTTTTTCAACCGTAAGCAATCTAAAATTGGAAAGTCAAATTCATCATCAAAAGATTTTCCCTTCCCATTCCCGCCCAAAATCTCTGCGGCAAGCTGGGCTTTGGTTTTCCCAATAGAATTACTTCCAAGATGAAAGTGATTTACAAAGAACATTGTGGTGTTGAATTCCGCAATATTGCGAACCCATACTTCCACAGTTTCTTCCACATCATGGCGGCAATATTTGACCGTTTCCGCCAGCTCCGCTTCTGTCAAAGGCCGGTCAATATCGAAGGGAACTGTGGTTTCCTTGATAGAATGCCCCATGAAGGCTTCCAGCGCCTTCAGGCTGATAGGCGGATTGGGCATCACATCATAGTTAATCAGGGGGAAGTTCCTGAACAGGCTTGAAAACCGATAGCCGGGTTTATCATCAAGGATGATCCAGTCATTCACTTTCTTTGGGTTGAACCCGCACAAGATACCCTTCAAAATGAATTGGTCATAATGGCGGCTGTTGTACCCGGCCCAAATGGTTTCCTTGTGGCTCTCATAGAAGCCTTTTAATTTGTCAGGGTCATTGATGATCACGGTTTCCTGTTTGGCGTTCAAGTCAATCAGGACAACCAGCCAATCATAAGCGAAAACCTCAAAGTCATAGAAGATCATCGTGTCACCCACTTTCTGAAGGAATTTTCGGTGAATCAGTGAAAACAGCCCCGCCACGGGAAGGCTTCACCTTGGGGCCAACCGGGGCGCTTGCCCCGGCGTTTTTGAAAATTAAGGTTCAAAAAAGTCAATATGAGTACATATAGTGCTCAATTTGATTATAAAAAAGTGCACACCGGTTTTCAATCCTCAACTTCAAAGACTTCATCAATGCTGATGGAATTGAAGCGGGTATCATCGTAATCCACCGCATATTCCAGCTTCCCGTCAATGGCTTCCGCTACATCAAGGACAAGTTGGGCAAACTGCTTGTAACTGGTGAAGCTGATGGGAACCCCGGAATCCAACTTTTCCAAGAAGCCCATAGCGGAAGCGATCATGTTCTTGTCATTCTTGGTGCCGTACAGAACACGGTTCATGAAAAGGCGCTGGTTCTTGTACTCACCGGACAGAATCTTGAAGGACACAGCCAACATGGGGCGGTTGGGGTCTGCCTTGGTTCCTTTGATTTCCATGCTCTCCACACGGGCTTCATACTTGCCAGCGGGAATGGTGGGGAAGTCCCCGCCGCCATTCTTCTTGGCATCCTCCACATCGGCCTGAAGGCCCTTCAGATCAACGGTACGATCAATCTTGTCAAAGTCGATAGCCATAATAAATTTCCTCCTAAATGTAATTTTAGATGTTCTTCAGAATGTCGAACAGGCCGGAAAGTGCTTTAGCGGTTTTCTCTGCTTCCTCCATTTTGGCCCGTTCCTCGTCAGTAGGTGTGAACCCCTCAACCGGCTTGAACAGATCATCCGTAAGGATGGTGTCAAACAGGTTATCAAAGGCCGCTTCAGCCAAAAGGTCACTGAAATCATCATGCTTCTGTGCATACATGATCAGGGCTTCTTTTGCGGCCAGCTTGTGAATGGCAATCAGGGCTTCCGGGTTAAGGCCGGGCGGGGGGGGGATCAGGTTTGCGGCAACGGTAATTTTGCGGAACAGCCCCCGCTTTTCCATTTCCGCTTTGAACTTGTTCAGCGCATCATTCATGGTGTTTACCTCCTAAAGTTGATTGGAAATGATCTTTCCTATTTCCCTCACGGAATGGGCGATTTTTTGACGATCAGCCCGCTTCCCTTGAAGAACTTGGGTAATTGCGGCGGCTTCCGCTTGAATATCCTGAAAGGCTCTGCGGTTGCTTTCCAAATCGCTTTCATAAGCGGTCAGGTCAGTATCAACCTTGGCTTGGGTATAATCAGCGGCCTTTTCCGCCTGTTCTACATGGGTTCTTAACCATTTGGCGGCATCATAGCCCATGCAATCTTCCACCAATTCCAAGAAGTGGCGGAATTCAAACAGCGTGTGAACCGAGCCATCCTTCAGGCTGATTACACAGGGGCAAGGGTCAATCTTCATGGGGTTCACGCTTCTTCCGGGTGCGCCGGGGCGGGTTCACATCCATCTTGGGTGCAGGTTCGGTGTCCTTGGGACGATCCCACAGGGGGCAAGCATCAGGGCCGCCTTCCTTGTGGCAACAGTGGCCGGCATCAATGTTGGGGCAAAGGGGGATTTCACCCTTGCTGTCGTTGAACTGCTTGAAGATCCGTTCCCCATCAGGGCATTTGGGCAAGGCTTTCGGCTCCGTCTGCCCCATAGGGTCGGAATCATCTGCTTCACCGCCGCCCGGTGTCCATGTACCATCAGGATCGCCAGCCGCCGCCCGTTCAGCATCTTCCACATCTTCAGGATTAGGGGCCGGGGTTTCTTCCTCTTTGGGCTTTCTGCCCCGTCTGGTGGGCTTCTGTTCGCCGCTGTCACCCGTTTCCGGTGCGGGGGTAGCTGGGGTATTGCCGCCGTGCTTCATGGCTCCTGCGGCCTTCTGGTTGGCTTCCTCATAGACTTCACAATTTCAATCCACGCACCCGCGAGGGGTGCGACACTTCCAGCATTGACAGTGACACCTACAATAAAGTATTTCAATCCACGCACCCGCGAGGGGTGCGACCACTTTGAACAATCCGCCTTTGCTTCGGTCAGTAATTTCAATCCACGCACCCGCGAGGGGTGCGACTTATAGCGCCGGGGGTTGGTGTCCTTCATAGTCTGATTTCAATCCACGCACCCGCGAGGGGTGCGACTGTTACTATCGTGTCACTTAAAACTGAAAGCGGGGCATTTCAATCCACGCACCCGCGAGGGGTGCGACGTACCAGGACTGTTACAGCAGACGGATCCCAAAGATTTCAATCCACGCACCCGCGAGGGGTGCGACTTTGCATCGAGGGAGCGCTTTTTTCGACGCTCCCGATTTCAATCCACGCACCCGCGAGGGGTGCGACAAACGAACTTGGACAGGATTGCCGGAAGCGGGATAATTTCAATCCACGCACCCGCGAGGGGTGCGACTCAGTTGAAGTGTTTTCGATTTTCCAATCAGCAATTTCAATCCACGCACCCGCGAGGGGTGCGACCTGCAAGCTGGGCACATCCGCAGGATGATAGTTTATATTTCAATCCACGCACCCGCGAGGGGTGCGACCGTTAGGGTGCTGGATGACCCACGTGGTGTTGCTATTTCAATCCACGCACCCGCGAGGGGTGCGACTTGAACAACATCCACCAGCTTTTTCCCATCAAGATTTCAATCCACGCACCCGCGAGGGGTGCGACCCTTTCAGCCGTGTGAACTTGATCCCGGCTCCGGTATTTCAATCCACGCACCCGCGAGGGGTGCGACACGCATTTTATGCGTATA